AACTGGAGTACCAAGACCTTCCATCCAGTTTAATATTTCTTTATAGTTGGTCATATTTTCATCAACAATAAAAGATAGATCCAGTTCTGTGTAGTCTAAGCGATCTGGTTCTTTATATATATTGTGAATAGGAGCAGTTTGTAATATAGGCGTCATAGTTAAACTAGGGATAGTAGCCTTTTGAGTAAAGAACTCTACATTGGGTATTCTATCTATAGTTACAAGAAATGATACCGGCGATAAATAATTTGTAATCATTGAAATTTACCTGTTGACATTTTTTTAAAGTTATGTTATTATTTATTATAAGTTAAAAACGGAGCAAAATTTAGTGTCTGAAGATTTTAGAATATTAACCGCACGCCAGCACGTCAGAGAACGTATTGGTATGTATATGGGTTCTTCTTCTCAAGAAGTTATTGAAAGATTTGTTTTAGGTAAGTGGGATAAACATACTTATGTTCCTGCTTTGTCTAAAATGATTGATGAAATTCTCGATAATTCTATTGATGAAGCAATTCGTACTAATTTTAAATATGGAAATAAAATTAATGTTTCTATAAGAGATAATAATTCTGTTGTAATTACAGATAATGGACGTGGTATTCCACAAGATGAAATCTTTGATGAAACAACTAAAGATAAAATTCTTAGACCAGTCGCTGCTTGGACAAGAGTAAATGCTGGTACTTCATTTGATGATGAACGAGTTACTATTGGTACAAATGGTGTAGGTTCAGCAGCAACTAACTTTTTGTCGACTAAATTTGTAGGTAAAACGTGGTCCAATGGTAAATTGGTTCAAGTTACTTGTAAAAATGGTGGTGAGGATATTAAAGTAGAACAAAGAGAATATCCTGTAGGATCTGGTACTGAAGTTATGTTTGTTCCAGATTTTAGTTTATATGAAACTGATAATCTATTTGATTTAGATACGATTGATTTAGTAGAAGATCGTTTAATGAGTTTACAAATGGCATTCCCAGAAATTGCATTCTCATTTAATAAACGTCGTATTAAAGTAAATAATCTTAAAAAATATTCTGAGTTATTTGGCGAAGAAGCAATTATTGAAAAGACTGATAATTTATCTTTCTTTTTCTCTACATCCGATGATGGATTTAGATCTAATTCATTTATTAATGGTGTTAACACTCGCATGGGTGGTACATATGTCGACTACATGACTAATATTGTTTTAGATGAATTAGGTGCAATGATTAAGCGTAGACATAAAATTGAAGTTGCAAAGTCGACTATTAAGAATGGTTTAACATTTGTAATGTTTGCAAAGAATTTTACAAATCCTAAATTTGATTCTCAAACAAAAGAACGTCTAACAAATCCAATGAGTAATGTTAAGGAACATTCAATTGAAGCTGGAATTAAAGAAGCATCTTTCTATGCTAAAAAGATTTTAAATACACCTTCTATTATTGATCCTATTATTGAAGCTCAGCTTGCTAAGAAGATTGCAGCAGATAGACGTGCTGCTACTCTTGCGCAGAAGAAATTACGTAAAGTTAAAGTTGCAAAACATATTGCAGCAAATACTGATAATGCAACACTTAAAATTGTAGAGGGAGATTCTGCAATGGGATTCCTTCTTAAAGTAAGAAATCCTGATAAGGTAGGCGCATATCCATTACGTGGTGTTATTATGAATACGTGGGATATGAAACCAGCTGAAGTTCTTAAAAATAAAGAATTAAGTGAATTAGTATCTGTTCTCGGCCTCGATATCACTAATCCGAACTCTGTTGATAATATGACATATGAATATATTGCTACATTAACAGATGCTGACCATGATGGTATCGGACATATTAGTCCATTACTTATTGCATTCTTTTATAAATTCTGGCCAAGATTATTAACTGAGAAAAAAGTTAAAATCACTCGTACACCAATTATGATTTCATCTAAAGGATCTGATGTTAAATGGTTTTATACATATGAAGAGGCTAATGAATTCAAGTCGACTCAGACAGGTTGGAAACATCGTTACATAAAAGGTTTAGGATCATTACAAGAAAACGAGTATGATCAAATAATTAATAAACCAGTTTATGATGTTGTAACAGTTGATAATGCTAATATATTTCAAATGATGTTTGGAAAAAATTCTGAGTTACGTAAAGAATATATGATGGCATAAACTTGTTGACATTAAACTAAAACATGTTATAATATTATTATATGAATGATTTAAAGACAAATAACTCTATGAATACAGATTATCCAATTTCTCAAGTAGCAAGCAATGAATGGCTTTCATTTGCTATGTATACTGTTGAAGCACGTGCTATTCCTAATATGATAGACGGGCTTAAGCCAGTACAAAGATTTTATCTATATAGTTCTCTACTTAATTCTAAAAAAGATTTTAAGAAAGTAAGTGCTATTGCAGGTATTATCTCTGATTATGGATATGCACATGGTGAAGCAAGTGCTGCAGGTGCTGGCCAATTGATGGCTGCTACATGGAACAATAATGTTTGTTTAGTTGAAGGTCGTGGATCTTTTGGTACAAGATTAGTACAAGAAGCTGGTGCACCTCGTTATGTTTATACAAAAGTTCATTCTAATTTTGATAAGTATATTCAGGATGTCGACTTAGCGCCTAAACATGATGATCCTGAACATGAACCACCTAAATTTTATATTCCAGTTATTCCATTAGTATTAGCAAATGGTACTAAAGGTATTGCAACTGGATTTGCTACAAATATTCTTCCACGTCACCCTAGTGACCTCTCTACAGCATGTAACGAGTATCTTAATACTGGTAATATTGCTCGTAGAATTCCTATAACTTTTCCAGAGTTCAGCGGAACTGTAAAGTACAATGAAGCTGAAAATAAGTATACCGTATTAGGTAATTTCGAAAAGAAAAGTAAAACGGTTCTACAAATTACAGAGGTTCCATATGGTTATGATCGCGAATCATATGTTAAAGTACTAGATGCTTTAGAAGATAAAGGTGACATCGTATCTTATGAAGATCAATGCGATAAGACTGGGTTTCAATTTGAAGTTAAGTTAAAACAAAACACATCCGCAAATTGGAATAATGATAAAGTTATTTCTAAGTTTAAATTAAGCAAACCTCTTACAGAAAATTTAACTGTAATTGGATTTGATGGAAAGCTTAGAGAATATACTGACGAACGCCAGCTCGTTAAAGACTTTTGTGATTATCGCTTAAGTATTTTACAAAAAAGAATTGATCTTCGTAAGATGGAAGAAAGCGAATTAGCAAGATGGTTAAAAATTAAAATGCAATTTATTCAAGCAGTACTTGATAATAAAATTGAATTTAAAAATAAGAAAAAAGATGATGTTGCTAATCAAATTAAATTAAATACGGAAGCTATTCCTGAAGATATTGATAGATTACTTAGAATAAATATATTAAGTCTAACAGATGAAATGGTTAAAGAACTACAACAAGAGATTAAAGAGTGTCAAAGTCGACTAGCATATTGGAAGTCGACTACACCAAATGATCAATTTAAAAAAGATTTGGATAAAATGTAATGAAAGTAGAAGCATATAACATAGATCCCATATTAACAGAGCAATTTGTTAATTATGTTTGTGCACAAATAGACATCTTTCCAAATAAAATAACAGTAGAAGCTTGGCCAGAAACATTCGATGATGGAAAAAATGGCCTAATCTATGAAAATGGTGAAGAGGAATATACTTTAATGGTATGTACAAAAGATTTGGAATTTGATCAAGTACTCTATATTATTGGAAAAATGTTAGAAGAAGTTAAGCAAATAATGATAGAAAATAATAGCATTTATCAGGTAAATAATAGTTTTTATATGCCTTCAAGCAATAATGCTAATAATTTTGTGCAAAATTATGTTGACATTCTCACAAACATGGTATAAAATGGTACTATAAATTGAAAAAAGGATTGATTATGAAACGTACTTTACTTACTACAATTGCAGCAACAATGCTGTCGTCTGGTGCTTATGCAGCCGATGTTGAAGATATTTTTGTAACGGAAACAGTAAAAGTTCCTAAAGTTGTACAAACATGCAATATCGTAGAAGAACCTATTTACCATACTCGCAGACCAACTACTTCTGAAACTTTAGG